GATGGTATATGCTGGTGGAGATTTAACGACAGAAGCAGCAGATTTCTACACCGCTTGGAACACTTATTTAACATCTTTATGATAGTCCTACACCCAAATACAACACAATATAACGCCTTAAACGGCTATAAGTATAAATCAAGTGAACTGCTATTCGTAAAAGACGGAAGCGATAAATGGATAGTAGGTACTCAAGTTTTAGATGACCCTAACTTTGCAGAGATTCACGATGCTTTAAACGAATTAGAAAGAATAGAATACACACCCTTCCCTCCCGACCCCGAAATATGAAACTACCAGTAAACTTTGATCAGTTCAGCAAGGACCCGATGAAGGCAATGATGTTTTTGCTTTTATTCGTAGTTGTTGCACTTTATGCAAGATCTGAATCTCAGTCTAAGACTGCAAATATCAGATGTGAACAACGCCTAGAAAGATGTGAGCGTGAGCTTGCAAAGATGAGCTCAATGTTGAAGAGTCAAGACAGCTTGTGTTCTGCGTTAGTTACTGAAATTAAAATCTATAAAGCATTAGGAAAAATATGAAAACTTTATTAATTGCAACCATCTCAATCATACTTATCCTTATTATGGGACTAAGTGCTGAGACTCCAACTATTGAAGAGCAAGCGGAAGAGCAATTAGTAGAGAGCGAAATGCTACAAGATAGTGCGATGATTATCTTGAAAGAATTACACGACAAGAACGATTCTTTGTTGACTAAATATTTCGGTAAATAATGGCTAAGAATACCATCAAGGCAAAAAACACTCGTAAGGGGTCTAACAAGGCCACTGGAAGAAAATATGCATACGATAAAGAGTACCAGTCAAGCACAGCTAGAAAAAAATACAGGGCTATGTTGAACAAAGCCAATCGCAAGGCTGGGACATATGGTAATAAAGATGGTAAAGATATGTCTCATACAAAAGGTGGCAAAGTAGTAAAAGAAGCCCAATCAAAGAATAGGGCTAGAAATGGATCAAACAAAAGATCAACTAGAAAGTAGCAAAAAGTGTTACGTTATTTAAAATAAAAGTTAAAAATATTTTTTGTGCATAAAAATAGTGGGTAATTCCCACTTTTTTTGTCTGTAATACATACTTTTGTATTCCCATGAAAAAATTTATAGACAAAGCACACAGCACAGCCAAAGAAAAAGGCTTTTGGGACACAGAAAGAAATGTGTCTGAGATGTTAATGCTAATTGTATCAGAATTAGCCGAAGCACAAGAAGCACTGAGAAAAGATCATTACTCAGAGCCACAAATATCCAAGCAGCTATACGCTGATATTGAAATAGATAGAACAGATGAAGAGTTTATTCTTCAAGCGGTAGCATGGAAAGAGGCATTTGTAACTCATATAAAATCTTCTTTTGAAGATGAAATTGCTGACGTAGCTATTCGTCTTTTTGATTTATGTGGAGGCTTGGGAATTGATCTAGAAAAACACATTGAATTGAAGATGAAATACAATTCTATGAGAGGTTATAAGCACGGTAAAAACTTTTAAAAATGAATACAGAAAAACAAATTTTATCAGACATCACGACTTGGATGAAGTACTCCAAGTTCTTGCCAGAAAAAAACAGAAGAGAAACTTGGGAAGAGTTAGTTACCCGTAACAAAGAAATGCACTTAAAAAAGTTTCCTAATTTATCTCCTTTGATTGAGCAAGTTTACGAAGCTGTGTATGACAAGAAGGTATTGCCTTCTATGCGTTCGTTGCAGTTTGGAGGCAGAGCTATTGAGGTTAACCCAGTTCGTTTGTTTAACTGCTCATACTTGCCTATCGACCACTTTAAAGCATTTAGTGAGACCATGTTCTTGTTGTTGTCTGGAACTGGCGTTGGGTATTCTGTGCGTAGACACGACATTGAAAAGCTTCCGGCTATCTCTAAGCAAGACAAGAGCAAGAAGTATTTAGTTGGTGATTCTATTGAGGGATGGGCTGATGCTATCAAGGTATTAATGAAGTCTTACTTCGGTCTTATAACTTGGAAGCCTCGTTTTGATTTCCGTTCTATCAGACCAAAGGGCGAGCGTTTGATTACAAGTGGTGGTGTTGCTCCAGGGCCAGAGCCTTTGAAGGTTTGTTTATCTCATATTGAAGCAATCTTATCTACAAAGAATGATGGTGAGAAACTTACATCTTTGGAGTGCCATGATATTTTGTGCCACATTGCTGACGCTGTATTGAGTGGTGGTATCCGTAGATCTGCTATGATTAGCTTGTTTGACCTTGACGATCAAGACATGCTTACTTGTAAGTTTGGTAATTGGTGGGAACTTAATCCACAGCGTGGTCGTGCTAATAATAGCGCAGTACTTAAAAGAGGAGAAGTAACTAAAGACGATTTCTTATCTTTATGGAAAAAGGTTGAGCTATCTAATAGTGGAGAGCCGGGTATTTTCTTTACCAATGATGATGATAGTGGAATTAATCCATGTGCTGAGATATCTCTGAGACCCAATCAGTTCTGTAATCTTGTAGAGATAAATGTTTCTGACTTAAAGGATCAAGAAGATTTTGAACACAGAGCTTATTGTGCATCCGTAATTGCAACATTACAGGCATCTTATACAGACTTTCATTACTTAAGATCTGTATGGAAGACAACTACAGAGAAAGAAGCTTTATTGGGAATTGGTATGACTGGTATAGCAAGTGGAAAAGTTGAAAAGCTTGATATGGTAAAAGCTGCCAATGTTGCTAAGATAGCAAACACATTGATATCTGATAGCATTGGAATTAATTCAGCAGCTAGAATTACATGTGTGAAGCCATCTGGAACATCCTCTCTTGTATTGGGAACATCAAGTGGAGTTCATGCATGGCATGATGAATACTACATAAGAAGAATTCGTGTAGGAAAGAACGAAGCTATGTATACTTATTTGTCTATTAGACATCCAGAACTTGTCGAGGACGATGTATTTAAAACAGAATCACAGGCAGTTATATCTGTTCCACAAAAAGCACCAGAAGGAGCTGTATTAAGATCTAAGGAAAATGCCATTAAGTTTTTAAATAGAGTTAAAAACATTCATGAGAAGTGGATCAAGCCCGGTCACAATTATGGAAATAATACTCACAATGTATCCGCAACTGTTACAATAAAGAAAGACGAGTGGGAAACTGTTGGTGAGTGGTTATGGGAAAATCAGAATAGCTATGCTGGATTGTCATTCCTTCCAGAAGATCTTGGCACATACGTTCAGACTCCTTTTGAAACCATTGATAAAGAAAAGTATGAAGAGTTGATAACCAAGCTTCATGACTTAGATGTTTCTGAAATTGTAGAAATGGAAGACAATACAACACTTCAAGAGAACCTAGCTTGTTTTGGAGGTAATTGCGAAATCTAATTGTTAAGATTGTCTTAATTTAAAGTGGGGTCTAAAGCCCCACTTTTTTTATAACAAATTATTCTTATATTTGTTGCAATGAAATATATAATTTTATTGTTTATTCTTTTAGTTTCTTGTGGGCCTCAGAAAAGATATCAAAGATTAATTAAGAAACACCCTTGGTTGGTAGAGACCGATACTGTTATTATAAGAGACACTATTATAAAAGAAAAAACAGTTGTTGTTCCAGAATATAAAGATTCATTTATTATAGAGCACGATACTATAATAGAGACAGAGAAGTTAATCATTCAGAAGTTTAAGGATAGATTTAAAGTAATAGTTAAGCAAGATACCTTATTGGTTAAGGATACTGCGTTTGTAGAAGTTAAAGTTCCCGGAAAGATAGTTCACACTAAGGAGATCAATTGGATATATATACTGCTGTCTTTTATTCTAGGCATTATATCTGTTCTGTTGATATCTCGTAAAATATGAAGTTTAACCAAGAATCTTTTAATGACAATGACGCTTTAGGCAAGGAACTACTTAAAGCATTTTTACTTTCTAAAAGTCACACTATTTTGGAGAATAGTGACATATATGGCGTTGATTTCTTTTCTGAACATAACGGTAAGCAATACTTTTGGGAAGTAGAGATGAAGTCAAGAAGGCCGTGGACATGTAGTGAAGACTTCCAATTTGATTCTGTTTCTTTTTTAAGCAGAAAAAGCAAATGGCAGGATACTCCATTTTGGTATGTTATTATTTGTAAGGAAACAAATGCTGCAATATTTTGCAAGTCTGGTATTATTTTTAATGAAGAATATCGGGAAAGAGTAATGATAAATACTACCGATAGAAGAGGCCTTGACTACTTTTATCGAGTTCCAAAAAAATATTGTATATTCGTAAGCCCAAATGATTTTAAAAAATGAAAGATAATATTAATCCCGATCATTATAAATCTGGCGAAATTGAGTGCATAGAAGCTATAAAGGCCTCTATGACTAGAGAAGAATTTTTAGGATACCTAAAAGGTAATTCTATTAAATACCTATGGAGATATAGGAATAAAAATAAAAATGTTGTGGAGGATTTGAAAAAATCTATTTGGTACACACAAAGATTGATACATGAAAATACATTGGACATACAGCAAGAAGAGCTTAAAGCCATCGGAGGTTTTGAGACACGAGCAAGCAAAATGTAGGAAAAGTGATAATCTTGTTCATATAGGTGGTTTAGAAAGGACTCCTATATTTACACATTGCATTACTGACGATGGAAGATTATTTACGCTTGATTACTGCCCCGGTATGGAAATACATATTGGAGTTATAGGCGGTGTAAATTCCGATTACAGGTTTGCAAATACAATTACAACAGATCAATTATTAACATTAAGCAATATAGTTAGATTTTACGCATCACTTGGAGAGCCAGTAGAAGCTGGTGATTTTGGTTTTTTTGATTTTAAAACATGGATAAAAGCAATTTTGAAAAAGTAGAGCTAGAAGTTAAAGAGCTTCAAAAGCTAATTTCTTGGCACGAGTATTACGGCCTTATTGACAATGTTATTTTAGCAAACAAATGTCAAAAGGAGATTGAAGTAAAAAAGAAAGAAATCGATGAGTTACGCAAAACTTACGGAGTTCCTAAAAAGTAACAAGATCAAAGAAGAAGAAGCAATTGAGAGAATACAAGCTCAATTGAAAGACCCTGCTAAAGATTTTTACGTTACAATCATATCTATGACAGAGCAGATCAATGCCTTGATTAGATCTAAAAATTTGGATCTAGATGATCCGTACCAAAAAAGTTTACTTAGATTACTAGAGAGCGGTGATAAGGTAAGCAAGACAATAAGAAACGCTCAATTAGATGCATATCCAGAGACGGAAGATACATCTTCCAGTATTGGTGATATTATACGATGACAAAAGCAGCAAAATTTGTTTATGAGAAGTGGGCAGCCAAGCATGGCTTAGACATGAATGCCACAAAAAGAGAGAAGATACTCTGGTATGAAAGAGAACGAGAGTATTGGACAGAGGGTAGGTTTGGCTTAGTTGGTCCACACTATTTTGCACTTACACAAGGCATTGTAAAAACAGCTTCTGGTAAAAAAATCAGACCATTCTGGAGGGATGCTGATGAGGATTTATATGGATCTTATGTAAAGGCTAGAGATATGGGATGGGATCTCATGGTCTTGAAAAGACGAGAGCTTGGATTGACACTTACATTTGGTGGAATCATACCACTATGGATAGCCTTAACAAATCCCGGATCAACTTCATTGTTAACATCTGCTGATAAAACTAGGCTAGAAGAAATGTATAAGGAGAAAATGCGTGTAGCATTTGATGGACTTGACAAGGACTTTAGACCCGGTGTAGTATCTACTAGACAGTGGGGATATCTTCACATGGGGAGATCTAATACAGATGGAACTATAGATGGATTGGATTCAAAGATTGTAGCTCGTGAGACTGTAGATAATCCACAAGCCTTTGAGGCGTATCGTGCAATGCATGTATTCATTGATGAGTTCTTCTTGCATCCACATGCGGATAAGGTTTTACGCTCTGCACAAGCATCTGTAAAAAGTGGATTTACAAAGTTAGCACCAATTGTACTAGGTGGTAGTGCTGGTGAGAGTTCTATAGCTGGACAAAAGAAGGGATCTGCATTATGGAGAGATGCCGATATATTAAAACTAATTACGGTTTTTGTTCCAGGATGGAAAGGTATTTCTTCTGCTCCAGAGCTTGACAATGATGGAAATGAGATTCCTGGAAAGCTGTTAAACTTCTGCCCAAATGGACATAGCGATGAAAAATCCGCTACAGAGTGGATATTAAAAACCAGAGAGAAGCTAGACAAGGCAGATGATAAGAGTGCCCTTGAGGTTTTTATAAAGCAATATCCATTAGATATTCAAGAAGTATTCTCATCTAACGCTAAAGGCAATTTGCCTAAGCATGTTTTGGATAAGATTCAAACACAAGAAAGAATTATTTTAGGCACAACACCTCTGATTGAAAAGGTAGATCTTTATATAAATGAGAATGGAGATATAAATAAAAGACCTAATAAAAAAAGCAATATGCAAATATTGCATACTCCAGAGCCTGGACATACATATATAGCTGGAATTGACCCTATTCCTTTTGTAAGTAGAAACATGGGAGACGGATCAAAACAAGCTATCGTTGTCAAAGATTTAGATCTAAATAGATACGTTGCCATTTATTCTGAACGGGACTCAGATCCAGATCACATAATAGAAAACATGGTAATGCTACAAAGGTACTATAACAATGCACCGGCAATGCTAGAGGTGAATCGTGGAGGAGTTGTTCTTGATAAATACAAAACGATGGGCTACATGAATCTTCTAGCTAAGAAGCCTATGCATGTATTTAAAGGACATGCAAAAGCAGATGGATCGTATGGATACTATAAAAACGATCACACTACAGAGAGGGGAAACTATTACATAATTGACTATCTAGGTCATTACTCAGAAGAGATATACTTTCTAGACATAATAGACGAGGCTAAGAATTATCTAGTAGACAATACTGACTATATTGATGCTATGATGGCTTGTGAAATACTTCACAGAAACATTATTGAAAGGCACAAAAGGCAAGAAGAAGTAATACGACCAACAACTAGAAAGATACCCGTACTTAAATTTGTAAATGGTAGGTATATGAAGGTATGGCAAGACGTTAAAATTTAATCTTTTGATCTGCCTTGTGATATCTAATTATGCCTACTATTGCATTGATAATATTTTCAGATATCTTCCCATCTTCAAACGATACATCCATTGAGTAGTGGTTATTGTTAATCTTAACCCAAACCTTGTCTGACTTGTAATAAACTTGAACACGGCTAGAGAACGATGGAATGTAAACCTCATTAAGTCTATATCTTCTTGATGGTGTAATTATAATACCCATATTGAGTATCTCCCAGCGAAGATTCATCAAGATTCTTTTTATATTTACTTTTTCATCAATCATCTATATCATAAACTAGATCTAGGGTGATTACCCTGCCTTCATTGGTGTTTAAATCTTTAAGCCAAACACCATCTACGTTTTTCCATCCTTCACATATCATAGGTATTTTCTGCCCCATATAAGTAAACATCAAATCACCCTTAGCATTTTTAATTAAGGTGTCATAATGAAAAGGAGAGAGATTAAAAAACTTTATTCTCTCTCCACGTTTTCTATGAACGGAACATATCACCAGTAGTTTCTTCAGCATATTGTAATAGAGATTTGAACATACCGCTTTCAGAGTATCTTCCTGTGGTTGGATCAAACAAGTATTCAACCATACCTAACTTACCACGAAAATGATATTTTACTTTTTGAATGTGAACTTCTACGGGATCATTAGTGCCATCAATGTATTTTCTATGAACTGCTATTCCTACATCGGGAACATTAAAGAAGTGATGAGACCCACTGATATCGTAGAGTCTTGGAACTGCATAAGATCCATTATTTTTTTCCAT